GGTCGGTTGGGCCGGGATTAGTTAGGGTCGGTTGGGCCGGTTAGTTAGGGGCCGGTTGGGCCGGTTAGTTAGGGGCCGGTTGGTGGCCTGTTAGTGGTCTGTTGGTGGCCTGTTAGTTAGTGGCCCTGATCCTCCGGCGCGCACGGCCGCGCACCGGCACGCACACGGATCGGGACTTTTCGTATTGTTAAATCGACGACGCGCGGACGCAGATTTACACTCGCGCGCGCTGTGGTGTACCGCGCGTACTCGCCGCTGACCGTCAAGGATCTCAACGACGACGCGCGCGCGCTCACCGGCATCGCGACGACGCCGACCACCGATCGCCTCGGCGACATCATCGAGCCCAAGGGCGCGACGTTCGCCAACCCGCTGCCGCTGCTCCTGTTCCACGACACTCGCCAGCCGGTCGGCACCGTCGCGCTCGCCGCGCCGTCGGCCGACGGGATCGGCTTTCGCGCGACGTTGCCGCGCATCGCCGCGCCCGGCCGGTTGCGCGACCGCGTCGACGAGGCGTGGCAGTCCGTCGAAGCGGGGCTCATCCGAGGCGTGTCGATCGGGTTCCGCCCGCTCGACGACGGGATCGAGTTGATGAAGGGCGGCGGGCTGCGCTTCACGAAGATCGAGATCCTCGAATTGTCCCTTGTCGCCATCCCCGCGAACGCCGACGCGCGGATCGAAACCATAAAAGCCATCGATGCCCCGTATCTGAGCAGGAGTGCGCGACCGATGAATCCCACACCCACGACGCTTGAACAGATCCAACAATTCAGCGGCATGCGCACGGCCAAAGCGGCGCGCATGACGGACCTGATGTCGACCGCCGCCGCCGCGGGCGTCACGCTCGACGAGGCGCAGGAAACCGAGTACGACGCGTTGCAGCGGGAAGTCGACGAACTCGACAAACACGTCACGCGGCTGACCCGCCTCGAAGCGAGTCAGCGCGCCGCCGCCGTGCCCGCGAATGGCTCCTCCTCGGCGAGCGCGTCGGCCTCGCGTGAGGGCGCGCCCGCGCACACGCCGATCTATCTGCGCGACAACCGTCCGCCCGGGATCGAGTTCGCGCAGATGGTGATCTGCAAGCTGGTCGCGTTCTACAACCAGTTCTCGATCTCGCCGCTCGCGGTCGCGAAGTCGCGGTACCCGGACAACCATCGCATCCACCAGTACCTCGAACGCGCGGCGGTCCCGGCGGCGACGACGACGAACACGCCCGCGCTGATGGACCCGACGAATCTGGCAAACGAGTTTCTGGCGTGGCTGCGGCCGCAGACGATCCTCGGCCAATTCGGGCAGGGCGGCGTGCCGTCGCTGAAGGATGTCCCGTTCAACATCGCGATCGCCGGCCAGACGTCGGGCGGCACGGGCTACTGGACGGGCGAGGGCAAAGCCAAGCCGCTGACCTCGTTCGCGTTCAACCGGCAGACGCTCGGCTTCAGCAAGGTCGCGGCGATCTCGGTCATCACCGAGGAGCTGGCGCGATTCTCGAGCCCGTCGGCCGAAGCGCTGATCCGCGACGGCCTGCGCGATGCGCTCGTCGAGCGGCTCGACATCGACTTCGTCGATCCCGCGCACGCTGCGATCGCGAACGTGACGCCCGCGTCGATCACGAACGGCGTCACCCCGCTCGCGAGCAACGGATCGACGGCCGACGACATTCGCGACGACATCAAAGCGCTGATGGCGTCGTTCATCGCGTCCAACCAGAACGTCAGCTCGCTCGCGCTCATCATGCCCAACACCGCCGCGCTGTCGCTGTCGCTGATGCGCAACGCGCTCGGCAATCCCGAGTTCCCGTCGATCGGCCTGAAGGGCGGCACGCTCGAAGGCTTGCCGGTGGTGGTGTCGCAGTACGCGCACACCGCGGCGGCGGGCGACATGGTCATCGCCCTCAACGCCGCGTACATCGGGCTCGCCGACGACGGCGCGGTCAGCGTCGAGGCCAGCCGCGAGGCCTCGCTGGAGATGGACAGCGCGCCGGTCGGTTCGTCGGCCGCGCCCACCCCGGCGACCCTCGTGTCGATGTGGCAGACCAACAGCATCGCGCTGAAAGCGGAGCGGTTCATCAACTGGGCGAAGTTGCGCGCCGGCGCGGTCGTCTACATGGATCACGTCGCGTGGAGCGGATCGGCCGGGTCGTAATGATCGATCGCGTCCCGGTGCAGGCGCGCGCGGGCTTCAGCTATGAGGGCCGCGAGGTGCGCCCGGGCGAACTGATCGCGATGCGCCCGAAGGATGTCGTCGTCGCGTATCGCTACGGGCTCGTGTCGTTGACCCGACGCGAGCCCGACGCCGCGCCGCCGTCCGAGCCGAGCCGCCGCCGGTATCGACGGCGGGATCTCGATGCCGAGCAGTGACGAGGACTCATGCAGTGGAAGGCGTTTCCGTGGCTCCGGTTCTGGGCGGCGCGCCGTGCGAAGAGCGCGGGCGGGCTCAGCCCGGTGTCGGCGCGCCCGCTGACGACGGGGACCGGCACCGGCGGCTGGTTCCCGCTCATCAAGGAACCGTATGCGGGGGCGTGGCAGCAGAACGTCAGCGCGACGGCCGAGACGGTCCTCGCGCATGCGGCCGTGTACGCGTGCGTCACGCTCATCGCGAGCGACATCGGCAAGCTCCGGGTCAAGCTCGTCGAGCAGGATGAGTTCGGCATCTGGCACGAGACCGAAAACGCCGCGCACTCGCCGGTGTTGCGCAAGCCGAACCGCTACCAGAACCGGATCAAGTTCTACGAGCAGTGGATCGTCAGCAAGCTCGTGCACGGCAACGCGTACGCGATCAAGCAACGCGACAAGCGCGGCGTCGTCACCGCGCTCTATCTCCTCGATCCGACCCGCGTGCTGCCGCTCGTCGCGCCCGATGGCGGCGTGTACTACAAGGTCAGTCGGGACCTGCTGTCGCAGGTCACCGATGAGATCGTCGTGCCGCAATCGGAAGTGATCCACGACGTGATGATCCCGCTCTATCACCCGCTGGTCGGCGTGTCGCCGATCTATGCGTGCGGGATTGCGGCCGTGCAGGGGTTGCAGATTCAGCAGAACGCGACGAAGTTTTTTAGCAACAACGCCGTGCCGTCGGGCATCGTCACCGCGCCCGGGCACATCACGCAGGAGACGGCCGACGAACTCAAAGCGCGCTGGCAGGAGGCGTACTCGGGCGAGAACTACGGGCGCGTGGCGATGCTCGGCGACGGGTTGACCTACGAAAAGATGTCGATCAGCGCGAGCGACTCGCAGCTCATCGAGCAACTCCGGTGGACCGCCGAGAACGCGTGCACCGCGTTTCACGTGCCGCCCTACATGATCGGGATCGGCGCGTTCCCCGCCAACACGAACCCGGAAGCGTTGCAGATCCAGTACTACTCGCAGTGCCTCCAAAACCTGATCGAGTGCATCGAACTCCTGCTCGACGAAGGGCTGGAGATGACGACGAATGCGGCCGGGCGACCCATCGGGACCGAGCTGGATCTCGATGACCTGATGCGGATGGACACCTCCTCGAAGGTCAAAGCGTCGGCCGATGCGATTCGTGGCGGCGGCATGGCTCCGAACGAGGCGCGCTTCCGGTACCTCGACCTCGGGCCGGTGCCGGGCGGTGCGAGTCCGTACCTGCAACAACAGAACTACAGCCTCGAAGCCCTCGCCAAGCGCGACGCCAAAGAGGACCCCTTCGCGAGCGGCAAGACGACGCCCGACGATGCGCCGCCGCCGCCGTCGGATACGGACGAGGCCGACGAGGCGCGCGACCCCGCACGCGCCGCCGCCGGGGCGGGCGCGTGGCTGCGCGCGCACTACGGGCTGGATCGAGGAGGCGACCGATGCCGAAGCACGCGCTCGTAACACTCAACGGGCAGGAGCCGTTCGCGCAGGAGGTCATCGAGATCGCGCACCCCGACGCGGGCCGCGACGGGCGTCCGTATCTCGCGCTGACGGCACCGGACGGGCGCGTGCTCAAGGCCGACGGCAACGACGGCGCGCTCGGGTGGAACGACGCGGGCACCACGCCCGGCGCGTGGGAGCGGTTCATCGCGGTGCCCGGCGCGTACGTGATCTTCCGCGACCACTACACCGGCCTGATCGCGCGCGGCGGGCCGTGGGAGCAGCCGACGTGAGCACGATCGAGGCGTGGCTGCGCGCGCAGGAGCCGACGGCGACCGCCGCCGTGCGGCCCGTCGTGTCGCCGCTGACGGTCGCGGGCGTCGAGCTGCACCAGCCCGGCGGCGTCATCTGGAAACCGCGCCTCGTGACGGGGTTCCGCGGGCCGGAACTGTTCGCGCGCGGCGAGCGCGGCTGGGTGGAGGAGTACTACGGCCGCTGCCTCGACCTCGCCGCCAACGGCGTCCGCTGGTTTTTGATGTGGGGTAATACCGGCTACGGCCCGCACGCGACGGCGTTCCGCAGCGACTACTACACCGATCTGGAGGATGCGCTCCTGCACGCCAAGGCGATGGGCCTGTATGTGCACGTGACGGCGTTCTGCGATCAAGTGCCGGGGTCGCCGGTGTGGATGGCGACGACCGACGGCCAGCACGACGAGGCGGCGCAACTCGATCACGTGCAGCGCGTCATCGCGATCGCGAAGCGCACCGAGAATGTGCTGCTCGAAATTAACAACGAGGACTGGAAAAACGGCGACCTGTCGGCGCGGTTCGATCCCGCGATCTTCGCGGGCACGATCGCCACGCGCTCGTCACCGCCGGAGACGAATCCGCCGAGCGACCCGCAGATTGTCGGGACGTGGTTGCAGTGGGCGACGAAGCATCTCGATCGCACGTTCGACTGGCCGCGCAAAGGGAAATGGCTGTACGAGGCGCAGTTCGAGGGGCTCGGCGCGTTTCCGCCGCCGCGCATCCCGGCCATCTCGGGCGAGCCGCAGCGCATCGGCGAAGGCACGAGCGCCCGCCAGCATGCCGACAACGCGGCGTGCTGCGAGATCATGGGCGCGGGCGGCTGCCTGCACGGCGGGTTCTCGTCGTTCGACAGCTCGCACGACAACGACCTCCAGAACTGCCGCATGACGGGTTCGCCCGAATCGATGGCGGCGGCGCGCGCCGTCGGCGAGGTCTGGCGATCGCGCGTGCTCGATGTGCGGTGCGGCGGCGAAGAGTCCCTCGTGCGCGGCACCGAGTACGACGATGGTCCCTGCATGGTGCACCATCGCGACCGCTACAACACCGACAGCCCGCACAACGATCCGAATGCGGGCGCGAATCGAACGTATTTCAAGGTCCTCGATGACGGCGCGACCGCGTGCGGGTTGAGCGTCGACCCGGCTCCGCAGTGGCGCGGCTACGAACTGCGCGCCGACAACGGGTGGCGCATCGTCGATCAGGGTGGCTTCGAGGGCAATCTGCTGAGGCTCACGCGATGACGGCTCAAGTCGAAGCCCTGCTCGCGGAGATCGCGCCGGTCGTCGAGCAGCTCGTCGCCTCGGAGATCGAGCGCGCGCTCGCGCGCCTCGTCACGCAACTCGCGCCGCGCGACGGGCGCGACGGCTTGCCCGGGGTGCCGGGACCACCCGGGGAGCGCGGAGTGCCGGGCGAACCCGGCCCGCAGGGCGTCCCGGGCGCACCCGGGCCGGAAGGAGCCGCGGGCGCGCCCGGGGTCGCCGGAGCGGCTGGGCGCGACGGGGCCGACGGCCTGCCCGGAACCTTGGAGGCGGTGACGTTCGCGTGTTCTGGGCGCACCGTGACCGTCCAGCGCGCCTCCGGTGAGGTGCTCGGGACGTGGGAGGTGCCCGCGGTCCTCTATCGCGGCGTGTATCGCACGACCGACGAGTACACGCCCGGCGATGCGGTGACCTACGGCGGGTCGCTGTGGATTGCGCAGGCGACGACGCGCGCCCGGCCCGTCGAGGGGTCCGAGGTCTGGGCGCTCGCGGTCAAACGCGGCGAACCCGGCAAGCCCGGGGCCACCGGCCCGCAGGGGCCGGTCGGCGTGCGCGGTCCGCAAGGGCTCCCGGGCGGGCGGTACGCATGAGCACGACCCTCGTGACGCTGGCGCAGGCGCAGCAGCACCTCAACCTCGACGCGACGACCTTCGCCGCCGTCGAGGCCGACGTCACGCTGAAGCTCGCGCAGGCGACGGCGCGCGTCCTCATCCACATCGCGCGCGAAGAGAACGACTGGACGGCGGCGACCGACCCGACCGTCGATCTCGACTTCGCGCTCGTGCAGGGCGCGATTCTCGCGGTGCTCGGCGACTACTTCCGGTATCGCGGCGACGACCCGCCGTCCGAGGACATCAGCGCGGGCGCGTATCTGAGCGCGGCCGTGCGGCGCACGTTGCACCCGCTGCGGAGGCCCGTCCTTGCGTGACGCCACCGCGCCCGCCATCGCGCGCCGCTTCCCGGGCACGACGATCGTCTGCCTCGCGCCCGGGCCGACGCTCACGGCCGAAGCGGTGGGCCTCGTCCTGCGCGCGCCGCAGACGCCGGTCATCGCCATCAACGACGCGCACCGGCTCGCGCCGTGGGCCGAGATCCTCTACTCCTCCGATCGCCGGTGGTGGGCCTACTACGACGGCGTCCCGAGCTACGGCGGGCAGCGCGTCGCGGTCGGCACGCGCGTCGGCGACCGCGCGCCGGTGCACGTGCGGAGTGGCGTGTCGGTCCTCGTGCTCGAACACACCGGGCAGCACGGCCTCGACGTCGATCCGCGAGGCCTGCGTACGGGCGGCAATTCGGGGTACGCCGCCGTGAACCTCGCGGTGCATTTGGGCGCGCGCCGCATTCTGCTCGTCGGCTACACGCTCGGGCCGGTGGGCGGGCGCTCGCACTTCTTCGGACGCCACCCGGCAGGCCTCGACGAAAGTCGCGCCGAACACTATGCGGACTTTCGCGCCGCCTTCGCGACGATCGTCGCGCCGCTCGCGCAACTCGGGATCGAGGTCCTCAACTGCACGCCGGGGTCACACCTCGACGTGTTTCCGCATGCGGATCTGCGGACCGCGCTCGCGGCCGTCGCGCCCGCCGTCGAGGCCGTCCCATGCTGACCGTCGTCTGCTGGCGCTGGCGCGCGCCGTATCGCTACCGCTCCACGTATGCGCCTGAGACCGTGCACACGCTGGCGCGCATGGTCGCGGCCCACTACCCGTCGCCGCATCGATTCGTGTGCGTGACCGACGACCCCCGCGGGCTCGACGGCATCGAGACGATCCCGATCTGGCGCGACGGGATCGACATCGCGCCGCCCGAGGGCCGCAACTGGCCGAGCTGCTATGTGCGCCTCCGCGCGTTCGCGGAGGAGGCGCGCGCGTGGTTCGGCGATCGGTTCGTGTCCCTCGACCTCGACACGGTGATCACGGGCGACCTGCGGCCGCTCTTCGATCGGCCGGAGCCGTTCGTCATCTGGGACGAGACCGACTGGCCGCAGACGCAGTTCTACAACGCGTCGATCTGGCTGCTCACGACCGGCGCGCGCGCCGAGGTGTGGACGCGGTTCGATGCGCGCCGCTCGCCGCGCGAAGCGTATCGGGCCGGCGGGCGCGGCGGCGATCAGGCGTGGATCTCATACGTGCTCGGCAAGGGCGAGGCGACCTTCACCGCGGCCGACGGCGTGCTGTCCTACCGGCGGCACATCGAGCCGCACGGCGGGCAGCTCCCCGCGCACGCGCGCATGGTGAACTTTCACGGGGTCGTCGACCCGTGGAGTCCGTCGGCGCAGCACCTCGACTGGGTGCGCCACTACTACGGCGACGTGTCGACGTGGGCGTCGGCGCAGGACGCCGAGCGGCGGCGCGTGTTCCGCCCGGCGCGCCTCGCGTGGGAGGCGCACCGGCGATGAGGCTCCGGCAGCGCACCGGCCCGGTCGGCGCAGGCGCACGCGATCGGCGCGTGACGCTTCAGGCGCGGCCCGACAACGGCACCGGCGACTCGGGCTTCCCGACCGATGGGCCGTGGACCGATCTCGCGGTCGTGATGATGGCGCGCGACGAACTCGAAGCCGTCGAGATCGAGCGCGGCGCGCAGACGCTCGCGATCAGTACGACGCGCTGGGAGTTCCCCTACCGGGCCGACTGTGACCCGGAACTGGTCGACGTGCCGAAGCTCCGGCGGCTGCTGTTCTACGGCCGCGTCTACGACATCGTCAGCGCGGCCCCGATCGGGCGGCACGTCGCGATCGAGGTCATCACACAAGCGCACTCGCAAACGCCGACGGAGACGCCATGAGGATCGGCTTCGAGTTCAGCGGCGGCGAAGAGTTGGCGGCGATGCTGCGCACGCTGGGGGAATCGGTGCGACGGCGCGCACTGCTACGCGTGTTGCGCATCGCCGCCGAACCGATGCGCCAACGCATGGCCGATCTGGCCCCGCGAGGCCGGGCCTCCGACACCGGCGGCGGCATCGAGGAACATCTCGCCGACCACATCGGGATCAGTGTCGCCGCGAAGGTCGGCTCGGTCGCGGGCGGGCAGTGGGACGCCACCGACGAGTATCAGGCCGCGGTCGCCATCGGCCCGACGCGCCGGTACTTCTACGCGCGGTATCAGGAGTACGGCACGGTGCATCACAGCGCGCAGCCGTTCGGACGGCCCGCCTTCGATGGCCAGTACGAGACCGCGCTCGACCGCATGCGGGCCGAGTTCTGGGAGTTGCTCGCCGACGCCGCCGCCAAGCGCGGCGTGTTCACGGAGGCCGCATGACGCTCGCCGAAGCGCTGCGCGACTACCTGCTCACGCTGCCGCCGGTGACGTCGCGGGTGGGCGCGCGGATCTACACGCTCAAGTTTCCGCAGAGCGTCACCGCGCCCGCCCTGCGCCTGCACGAGGTCGATCGGATCTCGACGATGCAGCTCCGCGGCGACCAACGGATCCGGCGGTCGCGCGTGCAGGTGGACGCCGTCGAGGCCGAAGCGCACGGCGACCCGTACGACCTCGCGCACGCGCTCGCCGATGCGGTGCGCGGCGATCTCGCGAGCGGCAGTGCGAGCGGGTTGGTCGGGTTCGCGGGCACGGTCAGCGGCGTCGTCATCACGGCGATTCTCGGCGACGACCGGCGCGAGGCGTACGACGCAGAAGCGCGCATGGTGCGCGTCGAGCAGGACTTTCGCGTGTGGTTTTACGTGTAGTTGGAGGAGCCCATGTCAGACATCACTGATCAGTATTACCCCGGCGAAGCCTTCACCGGCTACGGGTCCCAGCTTTTGGTGGGGCAGGGCGGCGCGTCTCCGCAGACGTTCGTCGCGATCGCCGACGTCGAAGTCATCACGCCCGGTGAGATGTCGACGAACGTGATCGAGAAGACCCACCTGCGCAGCCCGGAAGCGCACCGCGAAAAGCTCGCGGGCCTGCGCGACTCGGGCGCGTTCGCGCTCCAAGGCAACTGGCGACCGCGGCACGGGAGCCAGTCGAACGCGGGCGGCGACGGGTTCACCGACGGCGGGCTCCTGTACCTCTGGCGCACGCGCAAAGAGGCCGACTTCAAGCTCGTGCTGGCGGACGGGTCGCCGGGGTTGGAGCTGCTCATGCGCGGCGTGGTGACGAAGTTCCAGCCCGGGGAGATCTCGCCCGACGCGAAGGTCGGCTTCACGGCCGAGATTACCCCGTTGCAGGACTTTAGCGCGGGGCTGCCGTAGGCGGGGGAGCCGCGCGTCGGGAGAGGTGACCGATGGCGAATCCGCAACGGGGCGAGGTCGATCTCGCGATCAACGGGACGACCTACACGCTCGCGATGGATCTCAACGCGCTCAGCGAGTTGCAGGAAGTGATCAACCCGCGTGATCCCGACAGCATCGATCTGGAGACGATCATCCGGCAGTTGCAGAAGGTAAACCCGCGGTACGTGCGCGCGTTTATCTGGGCGATGCTGCGCCGTCATCACGACGAGATCACGCTCAAGGGCGCGTCGGACCTCGTCACCGATGCGGGCGGGATCGAGGTGTTTTTCGATCAGATCACGAAGCTCCTCAACTACGCCAAGCCCGACGCGCGCGATCGCGCAGCGCTGAAGGCGAGTGGTAACGGTCGCCCTCCCGAGGCGGGCGGCGCTGGGACTGGCACGCGCTCTACCTCCAAGCGCGCGAAATCGGGTTGACGCCCGATCAGTTCTGGGCGCTCAGCCCGCGAGAGTTGTATCGCGAGTTCGCGGCCGAGAATGCGCGACGGCGCAACGCCGCGAACCG